TTTTACAAGGTAGATTTACGCCATCCGTTAAAACTACACTCACACTACTTTCTAGATCATTAAACGAGTGTCGTACTTTAGATACACCTATGGATGACCTGAACGAATGCACTCTTGTCCAACCACCCGTAGTATATTTAAATATTGTGTAGTACTGACTATATTTTGCAGTTACAGAGCTACCTCCACCTGTTGCACTACTGGTTGCAGCTGAAGTAAAAGTAAGGGTATATTGATTTGCATTCGGTACTGTTGCAACTGTCATTTCTACATCATTGGGTGCTATACCCCCAACTGATGATATACCAGATAGAGTTACAAAGTTACCTACAGATAAACCATGTGCAGTGTGAGCAACAGTTATTATTGCGCTTCCATCTGTAGTGGTTATAGGGTTTGATCCTAAAGTAAATGTTTTTGCTTCTGATACGTCAAAGTATTTAAATGTTACTGAGCTACCACCCCCACTACCTGAACCACTAGCGTTAGATGTAAATGCAACTGTATAACTATTAGCATCAACAACAGAAGCAACCGTCATCTCTACATCGTTTGGCGTTATGCCATTTACAGCAGCAGAACCTGAAAATATAACTCTGTCGCTTACTGCTAGACCGTGACCAGTGTGGGATACAGTGATTGTTGAACTACCACTACTAGTTGTAAATGGGTTAGCCCCTAAAGATCCTGTAAAATCCCCATCATTTCTTCGTATGGCGTAGGGTGTATCTTCTAATATAAACAACCCTATGACAGGCCCCACTCCTGGGATTGTTCCGTAGCTAGAGTCAAAAGATGTGTACCCGTTAATTCTTCTGTATCCACCAAACTGAGATATCTCCATGTTCAACATACGTAATGCAGAGCCAGGGAAAGTAGTAGCTAATGTAAGTGCGTCCTCGTTAGTATATAGGCCACCTCTACTACTTACGGTTACATCTCGTAGCGCATCCACCATTACGCATTACCATGTGGAACATTCAGTACGCGATTTACGCGAGTATCTCTTACGTCTACAAATCTATTTATAAGAAGGGTACGCATTCTTTCTATACCTTCATCAAACTTTGCCTTTGCTATTCCTGCCTGTTGAGAATTGTCTCTGAATATAAAACAGTGATATAGCGCACCGTCTAATACAACGTGTTTAAATGCATCTGGCACAGTCATTGTGTCGGTAGATGCAGATAAATCTGATGCATATGCAAAGTAATCGTAGCTTACACTATAAGCTGCGTCAGGTATAGGGGTAAATCCTGCTTTCGTATCTAGTGTTCTGTATACATAGATGGGTTGATCTCGATCACCAGTACCTGCCTCTGAATCTCTTTCAAAGTATCGTCTATTGTACGAGTCATAGTTTAGTAGCTTCAACACCCTAGCGGAATAATTATTACTAGAGTCATAGTTTATCCTGAAGCTATCCCAATCTGCTACTTTCAAATCAGTTGCTAAAGAGTATTGAGATGTACCTGCTACGAGTGTAAGAGTGCCTGTAGTGTGATTGAATGGAAACTCAAATTCTTTTTGTGATATCTCTTGCAAAGACGCATTCACTGCATCTTTTACTAATGCCCTAAAACCAGTGGCGGTTGGAAAGTCTGTGGAAGTAAGCTCCACTTCATTCAACCGCCTCAACGTATCATTAACTAATGTAATAAAAGTTGTAGCCATATTATGTCCAAAATTAAGATAAAGGGGTAGCCCAAACTAATGAACTACCCCCAAATCAATTAAGCTAGAGCATCCCTAGCGGCAGCTGCGGGTTCCGCGCCCTGTTCGTTGCAATCAACGAGAACAGCGTAAACTCTAAGTCTGCCTGTTGTTGGTGCTGCTCCTGCCAACTTAACATCAATCGTGTCTGTAGAAGCCATAAATTGAGTATAAGTTGAAGCTGAACCAGTGCCAATAACATTGGTTTGACCGTTAGATCCTGCTGCACAGAAACCTGTTGACGTTACGTCTGCACCATCAACAATGTCATCCCCTGCTGCAAAGTCTATGTCAGCCGTTACAGAAGAATTGAAAGCCTTCATAACTTCTGCACCAGCATTGATAACTAGGACTCCTGCTGGAATTTCTAGAAGCTGAAAGATGTCTCCATCTGCTCCAGAGTATCCTTTTAGAACCATATCATCAATGTCTAAGGTAGCCTCGATAGTATATGCTACGTGGCTATCAAATTTTGACGGTAAAGCTGCAATGCTGTTAGCACCAACACCAACTGTATCGGAGCTAGTCATATCATATGTTGCCATGATTTATCCTCCTTAACCTGCGATGTTGTACTTGGCACGAACAAGAGCTTCAGGGCGAAGGATCTTGCGTCCATACAAATGCATACCACGAACAATGTCAGCGAAGCTGTCGTTGTCACGATATGTTTCTACTTTTTCTACTTGCGAAGCAGTAGCTACAGCAGAGTCGTGTCCTGCAACAATAACACCAAAGTTTGAACTTGAACCGTTAGTGTCGATTGTACCAGCACCAGTTCCTACTGAAGGTAGGTTGTTTGACATATAAACTCTGAACCCACGAATCAATCCAGAAATGATTCTGCCATTTCTTAGGAGGTCATTTGCATTTTGACCACCAGCAAAATCATTGTTTAGGAGTTTAGAGTTTTCGTCATTTAGCTGTTCAGCAAAGATTGGGTCAACAACAACCCAACGACCATCACGGTCTACATTTTGCTGGTCAAGCAAACGAGCCATACGGTTTAGCACTTCCAAAGGAGTTGCTTCACCAGTAGATCCGTCTGGGTGAGTAGCGATGGAATCTCCAGTAGAACCACCAGAAACAAAACTTGCTCTGGAAATTAACATGGATGATAGTAGTCCATCTGATCCCACTGTACCGATTGGATCTGTACCCGACTTAACATCGTTTGCTGTACTTGCAACAGCGTTTAACGCAGATTGTTTGAAGCCAGAGAGATAACCTAGTACCTCTTGGTCAAACTGATCTCTTAGGCGATAACCTGCGCGGTCACTTGCCATTGACTCAAAGTTCACATGAGAATGTGCTTCTTCAATGTCATCTATTTTAAAAGCAAAGTAGTTTGCTTTGTCCACAACGAGCGTGAAATCTTCGTCATCGAGATCCTGTGGAGTTACTTGAGTTCCACGGGCATACTCTTTAACGGTAATTTCAGGCTCTTTGATGATACGCACTGTATCACCGAAGTTTGCGATCTCACCAAAGTAATCACTGTTGGTAATATCTTCTACAATGCTAGTTTTACGAAAAGCCGACTGAACTTTTTTACTGTAAATTACAGGTGAAAAGTTACCATTCGGGAGGTTTCCGTAACCAGCAGCTGTTTTGAAAGCCATTGATTCCTCCGTTATAGCTTATATCACGTAAGTACAGGGCATTTTCTATATGTGGGTGACCTCATAACCGCGAGGGGCCAACTAGTAAAATGGTAGCCAACCTACTTCTTTATTATAAATATATATGATTTTGCATTTTTATATGCGTAGCTGTCCTAGACAGGGGCATATCATGCAAGTGATATATAGTTATATTTAATTAAATTGTTTTGTCAACACTTAATTACATTGCTGCGCCAGAAATATCGTAAATAAAGGTTCCATTACGTATTGATGCCGTAATTGCTTCTTCATTTGCTTCATACTCTCTGCCTGTCATTTTTTGAACATCAGACTCTCTGAACCCACCTTTTTTATTTGCACCAGTGTCTGCTTTGGGCGTACCCTTTACAGCTACGTTATCTGCTGCATTTGTAGGTGTAGCAGTTTTTTTCGTTGCCTTTCTTTCTGCTTTGTAAAGCGTGATTGCTTTCGCGCAACCGTAAGCGTCTGTATCATTTTCATAAAGAGCTTCTTGCACCCATTTAGGTTGCACTGATGCCCACTCATGGAACGCAGGGTCTTTACGTATCTGATCGTAGTCAGGATGAAATGTCTTCAATTCAGACTCTGCCTTTTCACGAACTACATTCTTACGCATTTCCTGTAGCTCTTTCATTTCTTTTTGCAGATCATTTGACATTTCGCCAGACTTCTTAATTGCAATCGACTCCATCATCTTTGCAACGTCTGGATACTTCTTAGACCACTCTGCTATCTCTTCTTCTGATTTTGGTAGATTTACAGACTTTTTTGTTAGTGCGTCTATTTGAGACTGCAACTTTTTAATCTGCTTCTTGTGTTCGTCTTGCACACGTTGATTGTGTCTACGTAGATCACCATACCTTTTTTTGAACGTAAGTTCTTCAGCATCTAAGGTTTCATTTTCTTCCTCATCTGCTTTTATCTCTTCCTGTTCTTGCGTTAAAGCATCTCGTTGAGCTATCAGTTCTTTTAGCTCTGCCTCTTCGTCTATGTCTCTTTTGTATCTCTTTTTGGTATTTACAACGTGTCCTTTAATGTTGGACGTATCTTCAATTTGTTCTTCGATTGCCATTAGTATTCTCCTAGCATCAGGGGCCTCAAGTAGCCTTTCACCTTGAAAGGGGTATCGGGTAGCCCGTAGTAATTAATGTCACGTAGTTGCTGGTTGTGTTGCTCTACTATTATTTATTATCTAAAAAATTCGCATCTACTACTATTTATACTAGAAGCGAAGTTACTAGATAAGTTACTGTAGATTGGGGCTTAATATTTCTACTAAGCCCGTTCTCTACTTTAGCCGTTCTCTACTTCTTAGCCCAATTAGCTGAAAGTTTACCTATTCCTTTATTTATAGATGAGCAAACTTCTAATATTTCAGGTTCATTAATAGAGTTAATAGTCTTATTTAGTCTCTCTAGTAACTGTTTAGCTCTAGTTTGTTTTTCTGTCAAATCATTCATTCTATTCAATACCGCTAGAACCTGAGTACCTTTACCACCTGTAGTCTTAGAAGAGCCACAAGCTAGGTTTGAATCTATCATAGCTTGAGCACCTTCTTCTGTAATATGCCCTTCTTTAATCATTGTTAATAGAGTTTCATGAGGTATTTTCTTAGTAGCTTTAGTTTTAGGTTTAACTTGTATTTGAGGGTATGATTCTTTATTACTCTCTTCTACCATATTATCTAAGCTAGATGTGATTTGATTTTCTATTGTATTTGACATTCTATTTCCTTTGTTGTCTATAACGCCCGTTCTACACTCATTCGACCTATAACCCACAGCACTAGAAACTTTAACTAGTTTATGAGCGTTTTGAGCGTTTGTTTTTGTTTTGAGTTTTTTCACGGGAATAAAATAAAAAGAATAAAAGTGATATTCAATCTTGTATATTAACTTTTTTATTCGTAGATTCCGGCTTTTTATGTATAATGAGACTCAATCTCAATAATAATATACTTAATGATATTGAGACTTATTATCAGTTATTAGTTGGTATTAGTTAGATGATATTGAGACCTATTCTCATTTATATATAGATGCTATTGAGACTCAATCTCAATTTTAATATTCGAACGGTAATTCGAAAAATCGAACGAACATTCGAAATTCCGAACGGAAAAAGGGTCGGGGTCAAAGTCGAAATAAGACTCACACACATTGTAGCCCTATTTTTTAATATAGGTAAGTGGAGTAA